TGGAATCCTTTGCCTGTAACTCTGCTACCACTGCTAGTGGGTTGATTAAACTCTTAGGTGTAGCAATGGGTTCTACTAATCCGGAAAGTGATTTCTTAGTCTTGGATGACAACTGCTCTAAAGTCTTGATTTTGTCCGGCTCATCTACTTCAGGAAGTTCAATGAGTTTTGCTGAATAAAGACTGAATCCCCCTTTCTTCTTATTCACCTCATCTACCTTAACTCGTATTATGCTACCAACACTGACCTCTATCTTGGTATTCAACGCTTTACCAACCGGAGCGTAATCCTTACCTTCGTACTCAACAGATTTCATGTCTCTCTTTTCTTCCGCAGACAATGGCCCTGCACCCATTGTATAGGAAAACATGCCACTAGCAGTTTTCTTCATGTCCAAGACAATGACATCTAAATCAACAAACTTCTTCCATTTAATCCACTTAGGGTTCTTTCTTTTTCCTATGTAGTATGTGGATTCTATGTCCTTTATCACTACCCCTTCTGCTGTTGGCATTTCCATTATCTTCTCAGCATATTCCCCAACTTCTTTCATTGAATCTGCTATTCTAGTATCTCTCTTAGATGGGAATGCTAGTTCCTCTGAGGAGTGTTGTGAAAACTGGTACAGTAGGATGTTTATTCTCTCACGAAGAGGCTCATCGACTAAATCTCTTCCCTCATGCCTCATTATATCAAAAACATGTAGTCTTAGTTTTCCACCATCTAGTTTCTTCTTGAAGACATGTGTGATTGTATCTGCCCTGTGTAAAGCCTCATCATCCTTGAACAGCATCAGTTCGCCATCTAGTATGCAATCTCCAAATGCTTTGTTTTCCATTTTCTCAACTTGCTCAGGACATTTATCTGTGATATCCTTTTCATTGTATGAGAAAATTTTGACTTTGTTGTTGAACTTGTGAATCTGAACTCTCATCCCATCGTACTTCTCTTGAACCACATACTCCCCACTAAGACCTAGTATCTCCTTCATGTCATCGAGTTCAAAGATTCTATACATTGGCTTGTTAGGTATTAAAAAATCTACGTCAGCCTTCTCCTCATCAGATTTGGCGATGTCCAAGTCTTTCAGATTATTCCACCTCTCTTCCGAGTATTGGCTCTGATAGACCTCCTTAAGTAAAGCAAGAGCCTTGTTGAACTTTCCTTCGACTCTTTTAGTATCTTTATCATCACCATAATGTTCGATGATATACAGTGGAATGTCCTTAACTTCGATATCCAACCCAATTGAGTTTTGAGTTATCTCGTCAGGTTTTAGGTTGGCTTCTTCCCATGCTTTCTTTGGCAATGTATTGGCATGGCTTCTGAGAGCATAGTGTATGAATGCAGCAAATACCGCTTCGTCATCCATCAGGGTTTCTAGTACCTTATTGCCTAATTGTTTTGAGAATGGGTCACTTATTTCTGAGGTTTCAAACCTCATTCTCTTTACATCTTCGTATACTTTTCTTGCAACGTTAGACTCAGCATCCGTTGCTTTTTCATCGAAGAGTTCCTTTTCATTTATCTTATCTTTTAGAAGTTCAGAAAATTTTCCAAGACCGTCAAAGTTCTCCCTGATGCTCTTCACTGTGTTTTTCCACTTCTTTCCATATTCCTTTGGGTTTTCCTTAGCAGAAAGATAAGCGTATCTCACTCTTTCAAAAAAATCTAACACTCTTTTCGTAAGAGCCTCAGTTTCCTTCTCAAAAGATACGCCTGAAGATTTCATTATACATCAAAACCTTCTCTCTATCCTTCGTTTACCAAATCTGCATTACCCTCAATATTACTAGTCTTAGGTAGTTTCTCTTCAGGCGGGTTTTTCTGTGGCTTCTTTACCTTCACTTCTTCACCCATAACATCCTCATCTAAACCAATCTGACCTAGATGTGCTTGCTCCTGTATCACTTCTTTGGCTTTCTCAATAGCCAACTCCACAATCTTCTCTTCCCTAGTCACTTTTTCCGGCATTACCTTCCCTCCATTTTCTCCGTCATCTTACGAATTTCATCCCAAGACATGTTACCACCATCAGGAACTTCAACACTACCCATAGAGGGTCTTGGCGACTCACGAACCACAAACCCTGACTTCATCAACAGGTTATCCTTGTGATAAACTGCCTTTTCCAAGGCATTAACCTTATCCACTAGTTCTTTCATCAATAACAACATCTCATTTTCTTCTTCTTTCTTACTCATCTTAATCACCCATGCACCCATTCTACAAGTTTCTCAACAGGTTGATTTGCTCTCTCTCTATTGGCCTTGTTTCGCTCTCGTATCATAGCCAGTAGTTCTGCCTCTTTATCCTCAGTTCTCTTAGCCGCTTCTTCGTCTTGTCCGGTAGAGGCTGTCGTTGTGACTCTTGCCATCTCATCTGACTTAGGTTGTCTTCTTCGCATATGTTCTCTTTCATTTGCAATGAAATTTTTCTTTAGTGTATTTTGCCAACTCATTCTAAATCACCTAACATTGGAAGGCTCATGCCCCTGTGCCACTCAACTTCTTGAACGACTCTGAGTTTCACTTCTTCGCCCCCTTCGGGTATGCCACGCTCTTGATTTGGTCATAAAGCGTTTGATAGTCCTTGCGTAGTTCCGCAGCACTTGCGAGTAGGTCTAGGTTCTTCTCACGAAATGACTTCATTTTCTTTGTGAGTATCTTATCTGTCTTAACTAAGTCAAGTTCCTCTAGTTCTGCAATTACATCTTCCAATTTAGTCATCTCATCTCCCATGTTCTTCGTGGGTTGTGTTATTTGCAGAAGTTTCTTGATTTTCTTCTTCTGTTTGGGTTCTAGTTTCTCTAGAAAGTCAGACGCTTTCAGTATCTCCTGCCACGCCATCATGCCCTCTCCTACCATACCTCAGTTTAATGTTATTTTCATTGTTAACTAGAATACTCTATATTTTTTCCTTTACCTCTGATACTGACTTTCATCTTAGAGCCATCAGGAAGAGAATAGACATGACCATCAAAGTCATTCGTAAGTCTGTCCATTTTTGTTAGGGTTTGTTTCAAGTCTCTTATTTCTTCGTCAGTGCCTAGTTTGAAATCATCCCCAAAAGCCTCTCTGAAAGAATCCATGTCAATACTCAGACCCGTTGGCTTTGCTAACCTTTGCCTCCTCTCTTCTGTCATGTCTTTTGTTCTTTCTTCAAACATCGTTTCAGAGTCAAGTTCTTCCACCCGTAATTGTGCTTTAGACAAGACGTTTCTGACATAGGTATACGCTTTATCTATGAACCTAAGTGCCGTGTTCACATCTCCTGAAAAGGATGTATATGCGTATGAAGCATTACCACCACCATAGAATGCATCGGCACTATCTGCTTCCCTCAAGTCATCTTCTTCATCCTTGAAGTTAGATAAATCAACAGATACTTCATAGAAAGTTTTCATCATTTGCTCCTTTAATTTAGAGAAATCGTCATAATCAAATTCTTTGTTTCTCAAATTATCTGATATTGCTTTATCAATTTCCTTCAAGTCCAAAGCATTGTCCCTTATCTCCCGCATCAAATTGTATACACTCTGATACTTCTGTCTAGTCATGGTTCCGCCTGAAGCAGATAGACCGGGTATCTTTTTGATTATGTCCAAGTATAACTTATCGGCATCCTGTCCCTTGTACTGCCTGATTCTATAAACTGGCTGTTTGGTTCTTGGGTTTATCTCGGCTACCATTTCGCCCTCCTTGTTTCTAGTCATGGATACTTCAACAAATGCAGGGAATAGTCTGCCTCCATACTTTTGTTCCATTCTTTCGGGCTTGACTTTGCCTGATGCACCTCTAAGGCTTCTGACTAGCACAGTGACATCATTTATGTTACTCTCGTAGATATCTAGAAAGTCCTCTAACTTAGCGTCAATTATTGGATTCTCTATATCCTTGTCTTCTTCAGTAGCATAAGTATTCAGCAAGTCAATTAGAGGTTTTACCTTCTCCTCAACCTTCTCCTTGTCCAAGTCTAGTTTGTGTAGCATATATGACTTCTTAACATCACTGTCAAGATAAGCGTCAGCGATTATTTTACCAACTTTCTCACCGACTTCTATATCGCTTGGATAATGACTACCTAGTTGTATTCTAGATAGTGATATTCTATCTGCTAAATCTTTCAACTCTTTTCTCTTGTCTGGATACTTCTCTCCGAATATTCGTGCTAATGCATGAGCCTCTATCGCATGACCACTAGGGAATGCAGGACTATCATCAGTGTCTGTTGACGATTCTATTTCCTCACTTATCTCAAATGGTCTAGGTCTAGCATATTTCATTTTGAGGCGTATTGTGTATATGTCTATGTCCTTAATTAACTCAATCCAGTCATTTCTTTTCTGTCCTACGACCTCTAACATCAAATCATTGTTGTTCTTGTCCAAGTCTTCCATCTCACTTTCAGGAATCTTCTTCTCCTTCATTATTCTGATAACTTCAGGTATCTCCTCCTTGCTATCAGGAAAGGAATACTCAGGAAACTCAACATCAAAGGATGGTGTTGAATCCAATAGTTTCTTCTTTCCATCACTTAGATTATTACGGGTAAACCTAGACTCCTTCTTCTTGCGAAGTATGTCCATGAATGACCCATCCATCTAAATCATCCCCAAGGATTATTTGGTGTTCTAGGCTTCTTTCTCTTTGGAAGTAGGATAGCATCAGGAATATCTGAACTATCAGGTGATTTCTTCTCAACGGTGGTTTGCTTGTCTACTCCACCGACTGAGTAATCCCTGTTCTTAGTAGCACTCCTACTATGATGAGCATACTGCTCTGCTCTTGCATTCGCCAATTCTTTCTCCAACTCTCTTACTCCTTTCTTTTTCTCTGTCATTTCTTTTCCTCCCTTAGTTGTCTCAAATCCTTTTCATCGATGTCTCCATCTTTGTCCTTGTCGAGTTCCTTCTGTCCTCCAACAAGTGCCTTATCCATCTCTTCTTGGTTTTCAGGGTCTACGAATTGTGACTCAGTTTCTTTTTGTTTCATAAAATCCTCCCGTCTTGGTTTAGGATATTTTTGCTCTAGTTGTTGAGTGACTTTTTGTTGTCCTCCATTTTTGTCCCACTGTACTCTGTCCACCTTACTTTGTATGTTGAACCTCTTCCCCTCTGTTGACTTACCATTAGGAAACGATTGCGGATTAGAATTAACCCACTGTTCAAATTGTTGTTGTGATAGTTGCCTGTGTTCAGAAGAACTCGGACTTATTGCACTACTACGATTCATTTCAGCATTATTGTAAGCCTGTAATTTTCTATCTTCTACTCTACCGGGCATCACCTTATCTGCTACATTAGAAAGTGTTTGCATAAAATTTTTCTCAATCTCATCAGACTTTCTTAATTGTTCTTTCCAATTCATTTATTTCACCACTTTACCTTGTTT